TCTTGGTGTGAATGTCTCTGGATCGTAGATAAGCGGAGTCATGATTAACGGAATGTATGGAGCAAATACAGCACCAGACTCTAAGAACTGTGAACCTCTGTAACCTAATAAGATTAAGTTTTCGTTCATGTATGGGTTCTTATAAACATCTAATCTGTTGTTTAATGAACCAGCTTTCTGAACACCGAAGGCATAGTTTTTAGTTACATCACCGTCTGAAGTAGAAGCGTATCCAGGGATTGACTCGAGGATAGTAGCTACAGCAGGAGAAATTACCATAAAGTTTGCACCACCTCTAAGAGTTAATTGGTGAATCTTGTTAGATAATTTCTGGATCTTAGTTCCTAAAGTTTGGAACCAACCACCTTGTGTATTGTAGAAACCAGAAGCGTCTACTGTAAACTCAGTACCAGCGGAGTTGAGTTGGCGGTTGTTTTGAGCTGACCAGTACTCTGTACCAGCTGCAGCATCGTTGATTAACATTTCGAGGATTTCGAGGTCGATTTCTAATGAAATATACTCGCTCATAATGTTAGTTACTTCAGCTTCAGCGTCAAGAGCTTGGTAAGCGTTAAGATCTTGTGCGAACTCAGGAGTCCAAACAGCTCTTAACTTCTTAGTCTTGGCTACGATAGCCTCACTTCTCATCTGAATGTTGATCTCAGGGATGTCGATGTCAGTTTGAGATAATGAGTTAGGGTAAGCATAGTCGTTACCAGCTTCGAAATCACCTACTTCGTAAGGAGACATTGTAGTTTGCTTTTGGTAGAATACCTTAGCGTTGTTGCCCTGTGTGATAACACCGTCAGAAGCAGAAACTACGAATTGGATGTTTGAACCAACTACTTTAGTTAAAGCCATTACTAAGTTATCAGCACCAACAGTTGAACCTGAAACTAATACGAATCCACGTACTGCTTCTGGGTCATAGTTAGGGATAGCTGATAATGGGAGAGTAACTACGTGTAACTCATCAGCCTCTAAAGAAGCAGTTAATCTTGAGTCGAAGTTAATGTCCTGGTTTGAACCTGAGCTAACAACAGTCATTGTTGTAGCTGAAGAAGAAAACTGGTTAGTAGAGTAAGTAAATCTACCAGCACCATATAAACCACCTGTGTTTACTGCACCTAAGTTAGAGGCATCAGTTTCGAATGGATAGTTACCAGAGTTCTTAGTACCGTAAAGTGATTCGCCCTGTGTGAATGGGTTTTTAGTATCACCGTACTGGAAGTCTAAATAGAATACAAGACCTGAAGGTAAGTTCATTGGCTGTACAGAAACGAATTCTTTAGCAGCGATCTGACCAAATACCTTACGAACTAATGGGAGGGCGATACCTGCCCACTGCTCACCTGTACCTACTGTGAAATTAGCTGAACCACCAGTTGATGATTGCTCAACTACTAATTGCTTAGCTTGGTTCTCAAGGATTAATGACATGTTGTTCTTATTAACCTCGCTACCGAGACCTTCTAATAAACCTGTCTTTTCCCACTTAGAAGCCAATCTAGCAGCGTCGCTTTGGAGGTTTTTCCAACCTTCACCAGCAGACTCTAAAAGAGATTGAATTTGTGACATTGTTTGAATGTGTGTTTAAATTATTATTTAATACCAGCTAATTTTTGCCATCTAGCCACTTGTGGATCAATTTCCATAATTGGTCTTTTCTGGGCAACACCAGCTGCTTTAGAAGCTGAACCTAATGATTCTTTGATTTGGGTTTTAGGAGTGTTCTTAATACCCTCATTTAAAGTTTCAAATACAAGTTTAACTTCTTTTACACTTGACGCCTTGTCAAATGCTTCTAAAACTTTTACCTTTTGAGCTTCTTGTAAATTTTTAGCTCTAAAGATTTTATTTGTGTAAAGAAGTTTAGCATTGAGTAAATTTACTTCCTGAAGATCAGATCTTAATTCTTCGATCTCTTTCTTCATTTCGTCCATTTCTTCCATACCTTCTTTAGGACCGATGTCGTGACCTGCACCAGACTTTTTCATACCACCAACAGCACCTGATGCTGCTAATTTAAGTAAGTCTTTTACGGAAACTTTTTCACCATCTACAGTAATGATTTTAGAAAGTAATTCCTTGTCATTGTAAAGTTGCTTAAGTTTATCCATTGCAGCTTCATCTAAATCCTCTTTTTCGTCGTGCATCCCGTCTAAGTAGCCTTCTTCTTCGGCATCTGTGCGGGCGTTTTCGTCTACAGTTTCTTCGTCTTCAACATCTACGTCAACGTCAACTTCTTCCTCGTCTTCGCCTTCTTCGTCGTCTTCAACTTCAAATTCGTCGCCGGCTTCTAATTCACCGCCTTCTACCATATCACGAATTACGTCTTCGATAAATGATTTGAGATCATCTTCTGACATTTCTTCGAGGTCAATATCCTCGTCTTCCATATCGTCTTCCATGTCCTCTTTCTCGTCCTTCATACCATCTAAATAGCCTTCTTCTTCGGCATCTGTACGGGCATCTTCTTCGAGTTCACCATCGATTTCAGCTAAGAGTTCGTCTAAATCCATTTCTTCGTCCATGTCTTCAGCTTCAGCTAAGTCTTTACCGTACTTCATTTTTTCAGTACGCTTAGTTTCTTTGCTTTCGCCTCCGTCTTTACGATCATCGTCTTTATACTCCTTCTTGGCTTCAGTCATTTCGTCTTCTACTTCGTCTAAGTCTTCTTTTTCCATTTCTTGAAGTTTTGCTGAAAGCATTGACTTCAATCTTGGTTCAAAGGCCTCTTCTAAAGCAGCTTTTGCGTTAGCAATAGCGGTTTCTTTAAGCGCTTTTGCCTCAGCGATTGCTTCTGCAAGCATGTCTCTGTTTGCCATTTTTCCTCAAAATTTTTGTTTGGGGGTTAAGGTTATTAGGAACCTTAATAAGTATTATACATCACTTGATACCATATAGAGATGGTATATTATATTGATACATATATAAAGAGATATCAAAGGTAAAAAAAAGGCCCCCTTTCGGGGACCTTGCCTAAGGTAGCAGGCTTCTTAAATAATTGGACAATTACCATTTGAGCATAAAATCTCAGTGACAATTGAATTTACTTTAGCATATTGATTTATCAAGTGCTCTTTACCTTCCTTGATTACATGCATATATGAACCTGGGTTGGATGGGGTTGATACAAAATCCCAGCATAATAACTCGAAATCATCTTGTACCTCTAATACTTCGCCCATTTGTTTGAGAGAACCCATGCCGCGCGAAGAAACGCCGACTTGAATTCCACTGTCGATAAGTGCTTTTAAGATATTACCACTTGGAGTTGGTAAGATTTCAATTTTACCTACTACATGATCTCCATCCCACCACATATCAGCGATGTTATGAGATACGTTTTTAAGGTTAATGATGGATGATTCTGGGTGGTCTAATTCGCCTAATGCTCTTTTTTGTTTAACCGACTCCATATACTTATCGATTTCTCTTTCCCATAAGTCTTTAGCATAATAACGACCGTTACCGTTTTTGACTTCGGCTGTCGCTAAAATACCTTCTACCATGGGGTTACCTCTTTCAGAAAGCTTACCCTCTGTCAATGACACAGGACTAGCTTTAAAGAGCTGAGTTTCAATAAGGACTTGTTTCATCTTAGTATTCTGATTCTTCAGTCTCGTCTACAACTTCTTTTTTTACATAAGCTTTACCGGCTACTTTTTCGTATAATTTACCGTATTTAGCCTGTGCTTTTTCTAATTCTTTGATTTCGCGGTTGATTTCTTTGATGCGTGTTGGGTTGATAAATTCAGCAATAGCATCATTTTCAGCTACCATAGCTAATTTACCTTCACGAGCAGCAATTTCTTCATCAATAGCGTTCATTTTAGCTTCTAAAGCAGCTACGTTACCTGCTACTTCAATTTGACGGAGACGATTTTCTAAGCCTTCTTTTTCAACTTTTTTATCTTTGTCTTTAGCTTTGTCTTCCATGTCTACTTTCTCGTCGTGCATTCCGTCGAGGTAACCCTCTTCTTCAGCGTCAGTACGAGCATTTTCGTCCATTTTATCCTCTTCTTCTTTCAATGCAGCTAAATCTACATAACCCGAAAGATTTTCGTTGAGTAAGTCAGTTAATTTAATCATATTTTCCTTTAATTTGACAGCTGTCATTTTGTCGTCTTTTGAGGCTTTCAAGCCTGGAAGGTCATCTGTGTAGCCAATACCTTTAACTCCAAACGCAGCGTTTTTCATATAATAATTTACGTCCTTAGACATATTTTTAGCTACAATTTCTTTTAACTCATCTACAGACTTATCTGCATTTTTAGGATCTTTCATCTCGGCATAATATCCTTCTAAGAAAGCTTCACCATATAAGTTATCAATATTTTTCTTATCTTTATAATCAAACCCACGAGTTTCCATATCGGTAACTTCTTTAGTAGGCTTTTTTTCTTCTGCTTTAGCTTCTTCATTTAAAAATTGAGCCCAATTAGCAAAAGGGTTAGCAGGAGTAGTAACAACACCTCCAATACCTTCAGAGATAATTTGCTTATGCTTTAGAATAGTAACAGCACTATCGTATGGAGTAGTGTTGTTAACTAAATTTGGAAATAATCTACGAACAGATTTCATAAAGGTGTTTTTGTCACCTTTACCTTCTTTGAGTAAGTTATACTGTTCTTGTAATGTTGGTTGTTTCATTATTCTCCTTTTAATATTGTTTCAATATCTTTTATTAATTCTAAGACTAAATCAGTTCCATATACTACAGCGTATGATTGTGGGTTTTCCTTGTAGTAATTTGCTGTTTCGTCTTTAGCATTGTCTAACATAGGATATAAATTATTTAAACGAGCTTCAATTTCTTTGAAAGCTTGCATACGTCTTTCTTGGAATTGAGCACGACCTGGGTCGGCCTCGTTCATTTTGATTTTATATCGATACTTATACATATTGTTTATTCTTTTACGAATGTGTCGGGTGCCCATAAATATTTAGTATCTATGGCTTTAGATTGTTTAGCTAATTTTTTAGGATCAACTAATTTATATTTAAATCCTTTTACGTAATAATTGTCTTTTACTCCATTTTCAGATGCTTTAGGACCTAAACCTAAAGATGAACCTGGGTTAGATTCAGTTACATCTTCTTTTTTCTTAAATGCGTATGGTGTTGCTGTTTGAGCTCCTGTGCCTGGAGTGGCTGCTGCAGAGCCTCCGGTTCCAGACATTTCGTTCATGTTTCTAACACGCTCGTATTCTTCGGATTTGTTGTTACGTAAATAAGTGCGAAGTGAATTTCTTAATTGGCGAACATCTTGTCCCCAATCCTTAATAAAAGGCTCAGCATTAGATTGTCTTGATGCTTTTTCTACAGTTTTAAACAACTGTTGAACCTGTTGGTAAAGTTTAAGATAGTCAGCAGCATATTCTACATCCCAAGATACAGCTCCTGTTTTAGGATCAATATCAGTGACTGTGGTTTTAATTCCACCTTCGATTTTTACATCTCCTACTTTATGTTCACTTAATTGCTTCATTTGCTGCTTTCAATTCTTCATAAAGTTCACAATATTGGAGAATATTAACAATATCCTCACTTGAAACTTTAGCAGTTTTATCTAACTCATTAATTAAGTTAGCAACTTCGTTAATTTTGATTTGGACAGCTTTGTCAGTAACCTTTGAATTTAATTCATTTAAAGCAATTTTAATCTCAGTTACTTTAGTGTTATAAAACTCTTTTAATACAGGAGTAGAGTCTACTGAGTTGATGTATTGTCTAAGGATTTCTTTCTGTGATTCGTGTAAGTTGGAATACTTACCATTGAATTTTTCCATTAAAATACGATAAGTTAACATGCGTGTATCTTTATCGTATGATTGGAATTCTCTTAAAATCTCAGCTTCTACTTGTTGTGTTTTAATCTGTGAAGTAGATAAGTGCTCTAATAGAGTCATTTTATTGCTTACAATAATATCAGCATCTACTAAAGCATCAGTGTTTTGGATTTCTACTAAAGTGTAAAAAGCAGCAAACGTTTTATAGTTAGGTAACTTAGTTTTGAAAAAATCTTCTAAATTGTAGTGCTTTTTAATTTCGTTAATTAAATTATATTTTTCTCTTCTTAAATTACTTCTATTTAATTTTTTAGAAGTTTCAAGTAAAGTTTGGATCATTACATTAGCTTTACCTTCAGTTAATGAAGTGTTTTTGCCTAATGATTCATATAATTTATATTCTTTTCCTAATTCAGATTTGACAAAGAATTTTTGGATAAGTTTGAGGGCAGTAGAGTCGATACCATTTAATGTATCGGATGTTACTTGACGGACAAGTAATTCGAAAAGGATACCGGTATTTTTATACTTTGAATGCTTAATATTCATTCCTTAAGGTTTATTATAAATATATGAAGATATATTACTCTTTAATTTGTGATTCGTCTAGTAGTGATTCTTTGCGATTTCCTAATGATTCAAGCAATGACATATTTTTGGTATATGCTATTTTAGCATCTTCCTTTAAACTTGGTTGGTCATCATTTCTCATATCTTTTCTACCTAAACGATCACGTCCAAAAGCATTATCTTGGGTATTAATATTTGATGCTCTTTCTTGGGGACGACCTAAAGGTTCTTTTTCATCATAACCTTCAGGCACTGAGGCATCATCATATCTTCCACGACCATATAATGAAGCTAAATCGTGTGGTGTACCATATGAACGTCCTGTTGTAATAGGATCATTACCTTCTGTTTCAATTTGAGCCATACGGAATCTACGTTTTTGGTCCTGAACAAGAAGATCTCTATATTCTTCATATTGATCTTCACTAAAGTGAAATACGTGCTCGTAAATCCAATCAGTAGGAAGTAATTTATTTTCCATGATTTGAGCAGCTAAATCTACTTTTTCTTTCATTAATGCGATCTTTTCTTGATCGTAGATAATTGATGGAGTAGTTAAATTTAACTCAAAATTAGTCATTTGTTCATCTCTGTACCCTTGAGCATATAAGTGAACTAATGCAATTTTATAAAGTTCTGAAAGAAGAATACGTTGGATACGATCAATTGTACGACCAAAACGGATATCTTCAGCTGCTAATGTAGCTTTACCTTGTAAGTTTTCATCATAACCCATAAATGCTTTAGGCACTTTAAGGGCTGCAAATAGTTTTTCTCTTAAATACACAACGTCTTCAATACCAGACCATTCAAGTCCTTTTGTAGTATCAATTTTAGTTGCTTGGTCATTACCTCTAACTGGGATATAGAAGTCTTCCATGATGTTTTGCATGTTGTACTTCAAATTATATTCACCAGTATTTTGATCCATAAACGGAGTACGTTTCATAGTAGAAATAGTTTTCTGCATGAAATTTTCTACTTCGTTAGGTGGAATAGAACCAACATTTACATAAAAAATACGTTTTTCTGGGGCGCGAACAATTCTATGAATTAACAT